TTTGAAGAAACTCCTGTAGACGTAAAGACTTTTGTTGAGTCTCCAGACTTTCTTGGGCAACCACCTCTTTCTACTATTCAATATGACATTGTTGAGGCGATGAGCCAAATTTATCGCAAAGAAGATTTACAAATGTTAATGGGTACAGAACAGGGCGACAAACATTTTGCTAAATATACCAAAAATGAAATTATTCTACAATTAGGAAAAGGTAGTGGTAAAGACTTTGTTTCTACTGTTGCCTGCGCCTATGTTGTATATAAACTTCTTTGCTTAAAAGATCCAGCAAGGTATTATGGCAAACCTGCAGGAGATGCAATAGATATTATTAACGTTGCTATTAACGCAGAACAAGCTAAAAATGTTTTCTTTAAAGGTTTTAAATCAAAAATTGAAAGATCTCCATGGTTTGCTGGAAAGTATGACCCAAAAGTAAACTCTATTGGTTTTGATAAATCAATCACCGTTTACTCTGGTCACTCAGAGCGTGAATCACATGAGGGTTTGAACTTGTTCATGGCTGTTCTTGATGAGATTTCAGGTTTTGCTACAGAAGTAGGAACAGGAAATGATCAGGGCAAAACTGCTGATAATATATATAAAGCATTTAGAGGCACAGTAGATTCTCGTTTCCCAGATTTAGGCAAGGTGGTTCTTCTATCATTTCCCCGATACAACGGTGACTTTATTTCAAAACGGTATGAAGATGTAATCATGGAAAAAGATGTAATAGAAAGACGATACAAGTTTGTTATTAATGAAGAGCTACCAGAAGGACCAGACAATGAATTTGAAATAGTCTGGGAAGAAGATCATATTACTTCTTATAAATACCCTAGAATGTTTGCTTTAAAAAGACCAACATGGGAAGTAAACCCAACAAGAAAAATTGATGATTTTAAAATTGCATTTTTAACAGACTTAGGAGATGCCATGATGCGTTTCCTTTGCACACCAACATACTCGTCTGACGCATTTTTTAAACAAAAAGATAAGTTAGAAAAATGCATGACATTAAGAAATCCAATAGACAATCATAAAAGATTTGATTTGACTTTTAAGCCAGACCCTGATAAAGTATATTATATTCATGCCGATCTTGCACAGGTTCACGATAAGTGTGCAGTTGCTATTGCACATGTTGAACGTTGGGTAAATGTTCAAGTAATCAAAGATTACGAACAGGTTGCTCCAATTGTTATTGTGGATGCTGTTGCGTGGTGGGAGCCTAAAATAGAGGGGCCAGTAGACCTCTCAGAGGTAAAAAAATGGATTATGAATCTTCGTAGAGAGGGTTTTAACATAGGTATGGTTACATTTGACCGTTGGCAGTCCTTTGATATTCAACAGGAATTAAAAGCGGTAGGAATGAGAACTGATACTGTTTCTGTTGCTAAGAAACATTATGAAGACCTAGCTATGATGATTTATGAAGAAAGAATTGCAATGCCAATGATTCCTTTACTTCTTGAAGAAATGAGTGAGCTAAAGATTATGAAAAATAATCGTGTAGATCACCCACGCAAGAAATCTAAAGACTTGGCGGATGCCGTTTGTGGGGCGGTATTTGGAGCAATATCTCACACAAGTAGGGACTCTAATCTAGAGATTGAGGTTCATACATGGAGTTCTGCTAGCCGACTTGCAGAAAAGAAGAAGGCTATGGTAGAATTGGATACCAAGGCAATTCCTGACGATGTTCAAGAATACCTTGGAGAATATAAGTTAATTTAAATACGATGAATCAAACAAGGAGAAAAATGAATTCATTTAAGAAAATCGCTCTTGCCGTGGTTGCAGCCATGACACTGGGCACACTCGTAGTGACACCTGCAAGTGCCAATACCGTTTCAGTAGACGTAACAACTGAAGTATCTGGTTCTGGTACAGCAGCCTCACCATTCACAGTTAAGGTTCCTTCTGACAACGTAGTTAGCGTTGCAGATACCACAACTGCAACAAACAACGAAGCACTTCTTATCACTGCTACAGTAGTTGCTGGAACACCAGTAACATTTACTGCAGTTGGTGCTAATACACGCCTAGTATCTGCAGTTGGTTCAACAGTTAATGCATCTGCTGGATCATCTTCAATTACAGTAACGCCTGCTTCAACAACAGCGACTGTATATGCATACACAACAAGCACTGCTGCTTCTGCTGTTACAGTTTCTGTAACTGGTGCAGCAACAACAATTTATCTTAAGGGTGTTGCAGGTCCTGCATATGATCTTAAGATGTCAATCCCTGCTTCAGGAAATATTTCTGGAAAGGTAACTGCAACTCTTGATGTAGCAGATATTTTCGGCAACGCTGTTGCTGATACAGTAACTGTTACTACCCTTGGTGGCGCAACTGCTGGAACAGTAACTGCTGATGCTCTTGTAACAGGTCGTTACACATCAGAGATTTCACTTCCTGCAACTGCTGGAACTGTTGCTGTCGGAGCATCTATTACTGCTCCAACATCTGTTCCAACAATCAAGTTGGCAACAACTTCTCAGACTGCAATCGTAACAGTATCTGATCTTGCTGGTGCACTTGCTACCGCTAATGCTGCACTCGCTGCAGAAAAGGCTGCTCGTGCTGCTGATAAGGTAACTGCAGATGCTGCACTTGCTGCTGCTATTGCAAAGGCTGCTTCTGATGCAGCTGCTGCAAAGGCTACTGCTGATGCTGCTGCTATTACTGCTGCTGCTGAAATTGCTAAGTTGAAGGCTGATGCCGTAACTGCTAAGGTTGCTGCAGATAAGGCTCTTGCTGATGCACAGGCTGCTGCTAAGACAGAGCTAGATGCAGTCAAGGCTGCAAATGCTAAGGCAATCGCTGATATGAAAAAGGCATTCAATGATCTTGCTAAGAAGTGGAACGTAAAGAACCCAAAGGCAAAGGTCACACTTGTTAAGTAATTAACAAATAAAAGATTAGGGCGCAGAGCAATCTGCGCCTTTTTCTTTTATCATGATATAATATGATTAATTAATTAATTAGGAGTAGCCCCATAAACAAAAAATTCCTACGCATAACAGCAGTGGCGGGAATTCTTTTTACAAGTCTTTTTGGTTTTCCAGAGAATGCATATGCTACTTGTGTTAACTATATACAGTCTCAAACTATAGCAGCAGCCTACGAGGGTGACGAAGTTCCAACGGTACACACAATGGATACTTGTGGCGGAGATGATACTTCTTATCAGATACCAATAGCAACAACAATTACATTTGATGGTGTTCAATATTCAAATATTTATGCTACAACAAATTCAGTAATCACATTTGGACAACCAGATAATACATATTGGCAATATCCAAATACTCCATCTATTTCTTTATACTCTATGGACTGGGTTTCAGGATACTATAACGCACCAGATACTTTAAATATATCTTATTCTGAAGGTGGATTTCAATTAGATTTAGAAGTAATTCCATTTGGACAATGGAATGCTTCAACTCCAAGCAATATTAATATCATTGTTGCAATTACAAATACTGGCGGTATTTCTGTTGCCTACAGCTATCAAGGACCTGAATATCCAAATTTAAGAACTGGAGTTAGACTCCATAATGGTGATATTGTTTCTTTAGAGGCATGGGGTGCTACACAAATACAAGCAGGAGATCCTATTCCAACATTAGCTCCAGAGCCAATTTCAGAACCTACTCCTACACCAACTGAAGAACCACTAACTCCAGAAGAAGTACAGGCTGAAGTTGTTGAGGCAGTAACATTAGCAAATGAAATTGCTGATATTAACAATCTTATTGCTGCAATAAATAATGAAGAAGTTGAAGAACCAATAACAGAACCAACTGAAGATCTAACACCTGAACCAATAGAAGAGCCAAATTTACCAGAACCAGATGTTGAAGTTGAGCCAGAAGTTATTACTCCAGAGGATCCTAGATTCCCTGATGATCAAGAGCAAACTGAACCAGAAGATTCCAATCCTTCTCCAAACCCAGAAACCACAGATGGGGAGAATGAAGAAAGTGATCCTTCTCCAGAGCCTTCAGAAGAGCCTTCACCTCAGCCAACGGATATAGATTTATCGCCAGAGCCTGAACCTGAGCAACCTGTTGACGAAGATCTTGTATTACCAACACCAGATGATAATAACACAAATGATAACAATGCCATTTCTGAAGAAGAACTTAAAAATTTAAATAAACTAATTAGTGTTAATGATGTTAAATTGATGTCAGCAGTATCAGATCTTCTAACTGAATTATCACCAGAAGCCAAAAAATCTTTTGCTTCAGATCTTGGCATTAAGGCAGATGAAATTGCATTAATTGCAGAAGCAGCAAAAGAAAATCCAGCCCTAGCAGTAGCTGTTGTTCAATTTGCAGATATGGCAGAAAATAATGCTGATGCCCCTATGCCTTATACTCTAGCAGATGCGGTTACTGAAATACAAGCAGAAAAATTTTTAGAAGATCCACTGGCAGTTTTAACAAATATAGACTTGGATAAGATTCTTAGCCCATCGGAATGGGGTAAGGATATGACAGATGATCAAAGAGAAAAAGTTCAAGAAGTTATTATTCCAGTAATTCTGGTTTCTAACATAGTTAGTTCTGTTATGTCATTAAGGAGGTTATAATATGATAATGATGGATAAGTTAATTAGTCAAGCAAAAGACCTTATTGGCAAAATCAAACTGCCTAATTTTAAAGCGGTATTGCCAAAGGTATTGAATATGGTAGGTAAAACACCTATGCTAGCTCTAAAGGCCCTTAAAGGCTTCCTAGTATGGCTTGGAAAGGCTATTAAGGAAAGCATTGCACAAGTATGGACCCTTCTAGGATTTTTTATTGCCTGGCTTACCCTGACTGGTACCGCCCAACAAATAGTAGGAATTGCTACTGTTTTTGCTACTATTTTATGGCTTGTTACTATACCTTTGAGAGAAGAAAAAGAAGAATAAACTTGGTATAATGGTGGGTATGCTAAGGATAATCGGAATTGCTCTACTTGGTTTAGCCCTATCTGGGTGTGGCTATGATGGACAATACAGATATCCTTGCCAAGATCCAGCAAATTGGGATAAAGCAGAATGCAACCCACCTATTTGTGAGCCTGTTGGTTTGTGCTCAAGAGATTTAGTTGGACAAGAAACATGGGATGAATATCAAAAGACAAAAGGGGTAGAGAATGAGTAAAGAAAGATTAAGTCCACAAGACCTAGATGCAAGATTAAAGTTTATTTTAGGAATAACTCTTGGATCAATTTTATTTTTAACAGCAATTGGAATTCTTTATGGGTTGCTTTTTGTTACACAGCCCGTTGGTGCACAGTCAGAAAATGACAAGATGTTTTTCAACGTTCTTGGATCAGTAGCAACATTTATTACAGGAACACTTGCTGGTCTTTTAATTGGTCAGAGTGGTGCAAGAGATGTTATGAAGGCACAACTTGATAATAAAGAAATGGATGCTAAAAATACTCAGGCAGACAAAAAGCTTGAGTCAGAATTAGAAATTGCAGAAAAGAAAGTAGATGCAGAACTTGATGCAGTTAAAGCACGTTTAGCAGCTAAACCAGATGGTGCAATGCCAGCAGAACAACCAGTTGATACAGATTGGGATAAAGAGTAATGACAATAGATAAATTTCCAGTTCCAGCAGAAACAGCAAAGGCTCCGAAAGGAACAGTTGCTAGATTAATTCAGGTTGCTAAATCTCAAGTGGGATATATAGAAGGACCTAAAGACAACGAAACAAAATACGGAGCGTACACCAAGGCAAATTTTCAACCTTGGTGTGGAAGTTTTGTAAATTGGTGTGCAAACGAAGCAGGAGTCAAAATCCCAAATACGGTGTATACGCCTGGAGGAGCAGCAGCATTTAAGAAAGCAAACGCTTGGATTGACGGAGACATTGCTGATCCTGAGCCAGGAGATATTGCCTATTTTGATTTCCCCTCAGATGGCGTTGATCGCATTTCTCACGTCGGAATTGTTATTGAGGATAATGAAGACGGGACCGTATGGTGTATTGAAGGAAATACTTCTTCAAATAAAAAGGGAAGCCAAAGAAATGGTGGAGAAGCCTGCAAGCAACTTCGGGCTTATAAGAAAAATAAAGCAGGAGTAATGGTCTCTATTGTAGGATTTGGTCGTCCAAAATTTAAAGGTGCTGGAAAAGCTATTGATAAGCCTGCTGAGGCTGGTTCTGAAGCAAAGACATGCCCAACCTGCGGTCAAACCGTAAAATAATATCATATTTGACACATTAAAATCTTAGTGATATACTAGATAAAACAAGAAAATCTAGGGGTAGGCATGACTTGTATTGCAGGAATAATGAAAGATGGCAAGGTTTATCTTGCTGGTGAACGAGGGGCTTCAGAGGGAACCTATATAGTCCCTATAGATAGACCAAAAATATGGAAAAATGGTCCATATGTTTTTGGGTATGCTGGAACATTTAATAGTCAAATTATTCAATATAATTTTAATCCTCCAACCCCAGAAGGCAATTTAGATAAATTTATGCATACTAAATTTTTAAAAGCTTTAAAAACATTTTACGCAGAGTGGGACATTGGTGGAAAAGATTCCGAAGTATCTCTTATTGTTGGTATTAAGGGTAGACTATATGAACATGATGCAGAAGACCTTACATTAATTTCCTATGACAGAGATTATATTGCCATAGGATCAGGGGCAGACTACGCTATGGGTTCTTTACATGCCACCCGCAATCACAAAGATCCAAAGCGTAGGCTTGCTCTAGCAGTTGATGCTGCATGTTATTTAAGCACATCCTGTATTGGTCCAGTTGACTTTGTAAATGGATAGTGAGTACATGAGTAAAAATCCAAAAATTGAATTTGTTTCTAATATTCCATATTTATCAGAAATAAAAGAAATTCAGCCTGTTCCAGCTAGCAGATTTGTGCCAGACTGGTGGAAAAAAGTTCCATATGATAAAAATATGGAAGAGGCAAAATACAGACCAGAAAGTATGTCTGTTAGACAGTGCCCATCTTTTCCAGACGTTTTTTCTGCAGGATATATTATACCAATGTGGGCAGACACAGTTATATCTTTTGATAAAGAAACACTAGAATGGAGTTGGAAATGTGGAGGGCACAACTCTGATTTTAATATGATTATATTTCATCCTTCACAATATCTTAATCATGTTGAACATAAATTTCAGGGTACTAATGCTACAGCAATATTTCAATTTGATTCTCCTTGGCATATGTTTACAGATCCTGGATACTCTATTATGCAATTACCGCTTTTCTATCACTTTAATAAAGACTTTAGTGCGCTTCCAGGAATAGTAGATTCCGATATAAGCTTTCAACATAAAATAGAAATTGCATATCATGGTGATGGTAAAGAAATTTTTATTAAGCGTGGTACTCCGCTTGTTCAAATGTTTCCATATAAAAGAGATGAGTTTGATTTAATTGTTAGAGATATGAATGATGAAGATAAAGTTAGAAAAGAAAAAGATAGAGTAACAAGACAAACAATATTTAAAAATTGGTATATAAAAAATAGAAGAAATAAGTCATCTTGACTTATCTGCCCACCTATGATAATATATATATATGAATCATATAGCTCAAGAAGATTTGTCTCAAGAAGATAAAGATTTCGGTGTCTGGTTAAGTTCTGGCATTGAAAAAGGTTGGGTAACAGAGCCATTTTGTTCAACACATGATGGTGGTTATCAATATATGAGTGAAGAAGAGTTGGAAGAATGGGAAGCAGGGGGCGACCCATGTCAACACGTAATTAGAATAATGATATAAAGGGAGAAAAATGAAGAAAATCGCAGTGGGGATTGCAATAGTTTTTGGTTTTACACTATTGCAACCAGTAAGTGCACAAGCAGCAAATGAATCTATTGTTATTATTGATACAGCAATTGATTCTACACGCTCAGAATTTAAGGGCAAAATTATTCAGGAAGTATGTTTGGTAGAATCTGGTGTATGTCCTAACGGAACAATGTTTCAAGAAGGTTCTGGGGCTGCAAGCCTTCCAGTAACACAAGCATATAATAATGGATTTGAACATGGAACTTTGATGTCTCTTATTGCATTACAAGTTAATCCAAATGTCAATATTATTTTTATTCGTGTTGCAGGAATGAATCCACGAACACAAAAAATGTATTCATTCTCAGATGTTTCAGTAACACGAGCACTTGATTGGACTATTGCAAACAAGTCTAAGTATAATATCGTGTCTGTTTCAGCATCTGCTGGACACGCATCATATAATAGAACTGGTAGCTATTGTCCAATTAAAGCACCACATACAAAGTTGATTTCTAATATTGAAACACTTATGTCAAATGGTGTTGCTACAATGTTTGCAGCAGGAAATGGTCGTGATCGTTCACGAATTAACTTCCCTGCATGTATTCCACAAGCAGTAGCAGTTGGCGGATCCAATCCTCATAAGGCTGGAGAATTACCAACACTTTCTATTTTCTTTAATACTGCTCCAGAGGTAGATTTTTATGCTCTTGGAACATTTATGACTCCAGTAAAGAATTCTGTAGGCACATCAGCATCTACTGTTGCTTTGTCTGCATACTGGGCAAAGAATTATAAGGGAACTTATCAAGCAACATTTGATTATTTAAAATCTATTGGTAAGGCAACCAGCAATCAATTCACATCAACCAATTCATTTGTTGATGTTTTAGGTTAATTGGTTTTGGACTGTAGCTCAGTAGGCAGAGCGGGGAGCTGTTAACTCCTAGGTCGTAGGTTCGAATCCTACCAGTCCAGCACTGCGGATGTTGCATAATGGTAGTGCCTCTGCCTTCCAAGCAGACGGTGCCAGTTCGATTCTGGTCATCCGCTCACGCCTCTCTAGCTCAGTGGTAGAGCATCCGCCTTGTAAGCGGAAGGTCGTCAGTTCAATCCTGACGGGGGGCTCGTGAAAACTTGTAGCAAATGTAAACAAGAATTATCAGTTTCTCAATTTTCACCATCAAGCGGTGGTAAATATTTAAGACCTGAGTGTAAGTCTTGTGCAAAAAAACTTTCAAAAGAAAGAGATGTTCTTAGAAAATTATATGGATATCCTCCAATAGATTACATATGTCCTATTTGTTTAAAAAATGAAGAAGAATTAAAAGGTACTGGTGGAAATGCAAGTATTTGGGTAGTAGATCACGATCATAATACAGATACATTTAGAGGACATTTATGCCATAACTGTAACAGGGGCCTTGGAATATTTCAAGACAATACAGATAGACTAAATAGAGCAATTACTTATTTGACAAAAAGTTTTGATACAATAAGTGAGGAAACAAAAATATGAGTATAAATGTTTATTGGGCTTGTTTTGAAAGTGAATGGATGAGAGCTAAAGAACCCTTTAGCGTATCAAAAACTTTTTATTCATCCGATATAAGCAATAGTAATTATGGAGGAACGTCCCTAAACTATTGTCCAGCTTTTAATAAAAATTTAAAAAATCTTTATTCTGTAAACTCATTATATGATTATAACTTTACAATTATAGATAATGAATTAAAAACAGATATGTACGATCAAAACTTTTTTGATGAGCATGTAGTTGTAAGATCTATAGAAAATAAGTTTTTTAGTTTTAATAATAGATACATATTTTTTACAGACGAAGAAAGCTTGCCAATAACAGCTTATGAATTTCCATTCTTAGAACAAAACGAAATATCAAAAAGATGCATACCAATTCCTGGACAATATGATATAGGAAAGTGGTTTAGGCCATTAGAATTTCCATTTATTTTAAAAGACAATTTTGATGAATTTAATGTTGGATACGAAGATGTTCTTTATTACATAAGATTTCATACAGATAAAAAAATAGTTTTTAAACAATTCATTGTTAATGATAAAATTGAGTCTTATCTTAAATCTTCAGTTAGTATTCAAAATTATAAGTCTAAAAGATATCATAGCTTAGATTTATTTTATGAAAAATTTAATCATAAAAAACACATATTAAAGGAAATTAAGCAAAACTTAATATAAATATGTGATATAATTATTGCTGTGCCTGCCAAAAGGGGGTACATAAATGAAACTCGCTGAAAAGGAGAATAAAATGGTAAGTTCATTTGCATTGGATCTTTTTAAAGATCCTTTTTTTATTGGTTTCAACAGAGAGTTGGACCGTCTTTCAAACATACATCGTGAAGCAACTCGTCAGTCTTATCCACCGTATGATGTGGTAAAGCTTGATGAAGACACTTATAAGCTATCTTTAGCACTTGCTGGCTTTAGTAAGAGTGAGGTAGAGGTTTCTGTAGATAATGGAAGTTTAATTATCAAGGGTGAGAAAACCGAAGATGCTTCAAACGAGGTATTGCATAAGGGTATTGCAACCAGGAAATTCACACGCACCTTTGCTCTTGGAGAGTATATGGAGGTTGATCGTGCTGAAATGGCAGACGGTATTCTTAGCGTCTTCGTGGAAAGAAACATTCCAGAAGAAAAAAAACCAAAAACAATCAAAATCAAGTAACAGTTGACAACATTGATTATGCAGTGATATACTAAGTTTATGCCAGTATATGACTATAAATGTAATGTTTGTTCTTCTGTAATAGAATTCCAGCGTGGGTTTGGTGAAGATAGAGAGCCATCCTGTTGTCAAACAATAATGACAAGAATGTGGACAAGCCCACCTGGAGTTCTTTTTAATGGTTCAGGATTTTATTCAACGGATAACAGAAAGTAGAGTATAATAATATTATGGCTAGACCAGTTATTAAAGATCATCCAACTATACAAGAAAAAGAATGGCAATTAAAAGCAATAGATAGATGCGATAAATGTGGAGCACAGGCCTATGTGCAGGTGAAAGGTGTAACTGGAGATTTAATGTTTTGTGGTCATCATTACGATAAAATCATGAATGATCCAAACTCTTATACAAAAATGATGTCTTTTATGCTTGAGATTATTGATGAACGAGAAAAACTAATTGAAAATAGATTAGTTGGAAGTTCTAACTAATAATGAAAACTGTTTATTATTTTACTGCTGACTGGTGTCAACCATGCAAGAAGACAAGACCAATTGTTGAACAATTAAATCGTGAGCAAAGCACTGCTGCGTTTCA